CCAGGCCGCGCCAATGGCGTACGCCGGATCGAGAGCCGTCATCGTGTTGACCAGATCGCCGTAAGTGACCACGTCCGCCGTCGAGCTCGTAACGCCGGAGTCCAACCCCAAAAGCGACGCGACGTTGGAGCCATTGCCGTTCGTGATCCACTTCGAAGCCGTGCGCAGATAGCGGCTATTTGTCGACTTCTCGATAAAGCCAACCAGGTCAAATTCCACGTCCTGTAACAGCGAATTCTCAAGCAGGATCGGATTGGACCGAATATCATCGATCGACAACGTGACGCCACCCGTGGCCGGGTCGGTCGTCGAAGACGCCGTACTGTTCAGCACGAAGCCATTGTCGATGTCATTGAGCATCGGCGCCTTGACCGGTTCGCCCGTGGCCGTGCGCAACTTGTAGACCAGGTCATAGACGCTTCCGGCCGCCTTCTTCGCCACCTTCGGGTCCACGACCGCGGTCGGAATCATCACCCCGCCATTGACAGAGACCGACAAATCGCGATGCTCAAACTGCTCCTTCTTGAGCCACGACCGCAGAGCTTTTCCGGTTGCCGAGCGCTGTTCTTCGTGGCTGCGCGCATCGGCCGGCTGTCCTTCGCCTTCCCCGTCCGGGTTGCCACGCGGAATCGCGGCCGCGCTGCGACCCTCGGTGAGTTTGTCGATCTGCTCCAGCCGCTCGGCATCCTTCCGCAGTTCTTCCGCGTCCGCGAGCATCTTGTCGACCTGCCCGCGCTGCTCCTTGGACACCTTATCGCCGCCCATGATCTTCTGGGCATCCAAAACCAACTTGGCACGCTGTTCACGCAGTTCCTTCGCCTTCATTGCTTCTCCATTTCGTTGTTGTGGTTGTCGATGTGCCGGACGCGCCGACCGCGCGGGCCCCGCGGCGCACAGCTCTCCAGAGTCGTCGACAATGGTGCCGACAGCGTGCTGGAAATCTATGCGTGAGATTTAGTCGAGCTCGGCGAGCTCAAGAGCGATCCGCAGCCGGCGACTTTCATCGGCGCAGGTACAGTTCGGGTCGTCGCAGTCAGGATTGGAGCAATCGTCGCAATCGCCCGCCTGGCACTCCGGACAATCGCAATCGCACTCGTCATCGTCGCCCCCATCGCGATGCTCGAGCGCCGCCGCAAAGCGCGACCTCATCTCTGCCGGCATCGTGGGCGGCAGACTTCGCGCCTGTGTGTTGGTCGCCAGATACGCCGGCCAGGTGACAGGCGAAACGTCAATCAGCGAGGCAAACTCAAGGATGCGGCGCGTCACCGAGCCGTCCTCGTTTTCCGTCCACTGGTCGCGCTCACAAACAAACCCAAAGCTCGATCCGTTGATGTCGCCACGGCGGATCGAGGTCATCAGGTCACGAGCAAACTGCGTATCCGGCGGATCGATCACATAGGACAGGCCGCGCGCATCGACGCTCAAGTGGAGCGTGTTCGCTGTCGTGCGGCCGAGGACCAGATTCTCGTCGTGATTGAAAAACGCACACACGTCAGGAGTCGTCGCCAGCACCGCGTCAAAGGCGTGAGGATCGATCTCCTCGCGAACCTCTTCGTAGAACCCAAGATCCTGGCTCTGCGAATCGAACACCGCCGCATAGCCGCTGATCTTGGGCGCGTCATCCGCACCGTCCGCACGCAGCTCCATGCGCAGAAAGCGCTGCTCTGCCTTGCCTTGTGCGGGCTGCTTTTTATGCTTGCCCATCCTCTTCCACCTCTCTGGCCGCCTTGGCCTCGCTACTTTTGCGCGCGCACGCGACGTGGATCGATCGCACGGCCCGCAGGAACTCCTGCGAGGCCATGGATGAAAGATTTTCTTGACCGATCGCGGCGGGCCACTCGACGGCGCGAACCTCCATCGCCTGCACCACACGGCGAACCGTCTCATCCTCAAAATCAGTCGTCAGATCGGCACCGGTGTAATCTGCCGCAACGCGCACGATAGAGCGCAAAACAGGCTCAAATAGCCCCGAAATCGTTCCATAATCGCGCTTTTCTCCCTCGGAAAGCTGTCGAAAATCGTTGGCATAGATTGAAATGAACGAGCGCGTATAGCCGCCCAGTAGCTTGCGCTCCTGCTCTGTGGGCGCTTCGCCCTCTGGCCGCACCGGGGCTGCGCTCGGCGCGGCCTTATCGCCCGCGGTGAGCAGAACCTTGGCTGAGGTCATGTTGACCGGGACGCGATAGATGTCGAGTTCAGCAGGGCCAGGGTTATCGCCCAGTTTGCGGCGCACATCGTTCGGGCAGTACCAGCCCCATTGCACGCCGGCCGCGAAGCCTTCCTGCTGCGTTTTGAAGTCGCCGCGCAACCGCTCGGACACGTCGAAGGAAGCAAAATACTTGTTTGCCTTGCGGCCCACACGCGGCATCAACTTGCGAATGATCTCAATCTCGAAACGACCGATATATGGCCGCAGCGTATCGGTAACAAACTGCAAGCTCGTCTGTTCCGCATTGTTGCCACTCAGCCTCGACGTATCACCGACGTAGTGAGGTGGGATGCGGAACAGGGCCGCAATCTCGGATCGCTGGAACTGCCGCGTCGCGAGAAACTGTGAGTCCTCGGGAGAGAGGCCGATCTGCTGATATGACCACTCGCCGCCGAACAGAAACGCCGTGCGACCTTGGTTTTCGCCGCCGTTCTGCTCTTGCCATGACTCGATGGACTCTTTTTTCTTCTCCTTGCTTGGCATTCCCTTGTTGATAAGAACGCCGCCAGGCCGTGAGCCATTGCCGAAGAAGCGCGCGCCGAACTTCTCTGCAGCCTTTGTCAGGCCGAGCGACTGGCGCGCCATGCTGATCGGGGAAATTCCCTTGATGCCATCCAGGCTGAACAGCAACAAGTGCAGCATGTCCTCCGGATCGATGATGCGAGTTTGCCCGGGCGCTTCGCCGTCGCTGGTCTCGTAGAGCAATTTATTGTCGCGCCGGATCGGGCGCGTCTTCAGCGGATGCAACGGCCAAAGCGCTACGGGCTGGCCGATTGGATTCCGTTCGATCTGCGCGTAGGAATTGCCGGTCAAGGCCACGGCGCCGATCATCTGTTCCTTGAAGGTGACCGCGCTCATTTCCGGGTTTGGCTCTACCGCCAACAGGTAGTGGAGCGAGGCGTCGACAGCTTCGCGTATCCCTTGTTCCGTGCGCTCCCACAACTTGAGCGGGAGCGATGAAACCGACTCGGCAAGGCAGCGTACGCAGGCATACACGGTCGTGATCTGCAACGCCGTACTTTCGTTGACCAACTCACCAGAGGCCGTCGGTTCGCCGCCGTAGAGCATCTGGAATGCTGCCGGGCTTGACAGAGGAACAGCGGGGTTCTCCAGCGACATCGAGCGATGCTCACTGAGCCCGAGCGAAATCAGCCCCCCGGACGACACGGTTTCACTCTCGGCTGAATCTTCATTCAGCCGAAGCGACAGTAAATCTGCCATGAATACCCCTATGCGTATGCAATGTCTATGTCAGAGGAGCCAGAGGCCCCCATGACGCGCGTAATCGCCATAATCAGCGCCACAATACCGTCAATTTTTTCGCGCGATCGAGCCTTGTCCGGCTTGATGTTTCCAGCCGGGTCCATCGCCGCCACAACGTTTGAAGCCATCCACCGCAGAACAGGATTGCCACCGTGCGCGAGTTGCCCGGTCATCACGAGCTCAAGCAGGCGCTTGGTCGGCGCGGCCATATCGCCAAAACCCTGGCCAACCTTGACCATTTCAAAGCCGTCCTCCATCAACTGCGTCACGATCTCGGTCGAGTTCCAGCGATCGAAGCCGATCTCGCCAATGTCGAACTCGTCGCGCAGCTCAAGGATCTTGGCGTGGATGAAGCGGTAATCGATCACCGTGCCATCGGTCAGATTAAACAGCCCCTGGCGCTCCCACAGGTCATACGGCACACGATCACGCGTGCATCGTTGCTGAATGTTGTCCTTCGGCAAAAAGAAATACGGAAGCACAATCCATCGCGGATCTTCGTCTGTAGGCTCAAAGAGCAGCACGAACGCCGAAATGTCGATGGTGGTCGAAAGGTCGAGGCCCCCGTGGCAACGCCGGCCGCGCAGCGCCTCGCGGTCGATGGTGACGCCGCAGGCGTCCCACTTGTCCATCGGCATCCAGAGGCTGTGCGTAGTCGTCCAAACACACAGACGGAAGCGCAGGAAGCTATTCAGCGAGCTCGGCTCGTTCTTGGCCTTGTTTGCTTGCTGGCGAAGATCGTCGAGCTGCACCGCGGTGCCGATGCACATATTGGCCTTGGGCCAGTTTCGCTCGTCTTCCCAGTGCTCAATATCCTCCGGATCGAGGCCGCAAATCCACGCGAACCAGGTATCGTCCTGAACGATCCCCGCCAGAACCTTTTCGGAATACTCGCGCTGCTTGTAGCAGACCGAGTTCTGATCGTATCCGCTGTTGGTGATCGCGAACATCAGCGGCTGTTTGCGCTTGCCCATGGCGCTGTAGAAGACATCCCACACGCCAGAGGTCTTATGCACATGCAGTTCGTCGATCACGACGAACGACGGCCGCAGGCCCATCAGGTTACTATCTTCCGATGCGCACGGCTCAAACTTCGAGGCCGTGCCCGCGATGGACAGGTTGTCCTGCGAAACCAGAATGCGCTCGCGCAGCCAGTCCGACTTCTCGACCATCAGTTTAGCCGTGTTAAACACCAGCTTGGCCGTTCGTCTGTCGGTCGCGGCGGCAAACACCTGCGCGCCAGGCTCGCCGAAGGCGTAGAGCTCGTAGATACACAGCCCGGACGCAATCAACGACTTGAGATTGCCTCGACCGATCTCGGCATACGAGAACTTGAAACGCCGGATCAGCTTGCCGGATGAGCTTTTGCGCTTCCATCCGTAAAGAATCCAGAGCAGCGCCTGCCACGCCGGTTCAAGGTGGATCGGTTGGCCATCGTACTCACCATCGACGCCCACAAGGAACGCCGGGAAGAAATAGATGACGCGCTCGGCAGCCTCGCGGTCGAATTTCAGGCCGCGCTTTCTGCCTTCCTTCAAATCACGGCAGTGCCGCTCAATCTGCAGGCGAACAAGTTTCGACGTGAGGATCTTTCCAGAGAGCACACCGTCTATGTACTTCTCTGCAGCCGATCGCTTACGTCTCATGCTTTACCTGATTCCGTACTTCTCCGCATAGGCAGCGCGCGGGTCAGACCGATTCGCGCCACTCGCGCCAGACGCTTGCTGCCCAGCCTTCCACCTGCTCTCCACGATGGTGCGGATCTCGCGCGCCAATGTTGTACGCTCCCCGGTCTTGATCGTCTCGTTTCGTTCCTTGACTTTGAGTCGGCAGATTGCCTCGACCGTGAAGCGGTCCGAGAAATCCGCCCACGGCCACATCGCCAGGCATTCCTCCCAGATCGCGCGCAGCCTTTCGGCCTGGCGGTATCCGCTCTCCGGACTCTGGATCATGAAATCTACCGGCGGATTGCCAATTGGCACACTCGGCCCGGCCGACTCGACAACGCGATCCTTCAGCCGGCCAGGGTTCTTGTTCCCGGCACCCGTCAGGAGCAGCAGTGCAGTCGGTTTTCGCGGTCTTCCAGGCATAAAGCAACACCTCTTCGCGCCACCTTGCGGTGAGCGCGCGTGTAGAGTGGCTTTTAGGCGTCAGCAAACACGCATCTATCGCACCACCCCAAAAACAGCAGATTTTCAGCCAAAAAGTCCAAAAACTTCATTTTGTGGATACGTGAAGAAATCTTGGGCACGGTCTCCAGACGCATGGTCGAAATATATTCAGACCCCCTATCCCCCAGGGGCCATGACGCGACTACTCTCCACGAGCCGTACGCGTGTCATGGTGCGCTTCACACAGCGGCATCAAGTTCTCCTCGGCATACTTCAGCTCTGGATGAGCTTTCAGCTTGAGCTTGTGGTGGACATGCTTGGCCAGTGCCGTACGCCCTTCCGCCGAACAATCAGCACAAAGCGGATGCGCCATAAGATACAGCCGCCGAAACTCTTGCCATCGGCGATCATATCCACGAGAATGTGCGCTCCCGCGCGGCTCGCTTGCGCGGCCCGCTGCTCTGCACGCATCACAATATCCACGCTGCACGGCACGACCGCACCCACCGCGACACGTCTGCTTCGGAGCCACCGGCATGGTCAGTCCCCATTCGACAGCGGAATGCCGCGCTGCCCTTCGATGTGCGAGACGCGCCTATCGAGGCCAATGATAACCACGTCATGATGCTCTATCTTGACGTCGTGGCGCTTTAC